GAGTAAGAGCACTGGCCGAGTAGACTCCGTAGGCTACCGCGGCTGCTGTGGCCCCTAACGCCGCACCATTGAGATTGTTGACGATCAACAGCAGCGTGTTTGCCACAACCGGCAGCACAAGTTCTGCCAACGGAACTATGATCGCTGCCATGAGCTTGAACGCTGCGCCAGCTGCTTCGACCGTAGCTTTCAGCACGTTGAAATACTGAGACACTTCGCCGAGCACCTCTCTGGCGTCGAGTGTGCCAAGAAATGTGGCTGCACTGTTTGCTGCCTGAGTCAGAGCCGGCGCGAACTCTGCTACCACCCGGTTGGTGAGCCCGCTAAACGCTGCCGACACGGCTGAGATCGCATCATCGAGTGCAGCCAAGTTGCTGACTTGATCCTGCGAGAGCACTGTGCCGAGCCGCTCGGCCTCTTCTCGCATCTGCTGGAGAAACCCGGCCCCCTCTTGGAACACGGGCACCAGATCGATCCCAGACTTGCCGAACAGGCTGACGGCCGCAGCGGCTTGCTGCGCGGGGTTTGGCAACTCCGCAATCGCAGCGGCCACCTTCTCAAACGCCACCTGCGGCGTGAGCCCGGCGAGCTCGGTGACAGAGAGCCCGAGGTCGGTGAACGACTTAATTGCCGCGGCGTTGCCGGTCTGGGCCTCGCCAAGATTGACGGTGAGCTTCTGAATGCCCTTGCCGAACGTCTCGAGCCCGACACCAGACTGGTCGGCCGCGAACTGGTAGGCCTGGAGGGCAGAGGCAGAAACGCCCGTACGCTTCGACAGGTCGTCGACCGCAGCGACGGCGGAAGCCGAGCCGACGACGAGCGACTGAAACGAACCGGCGGCGCTGGTGATTGCAGAGACGAACACCCGCGAAATCTCAATCGTCTTCAGCACGCCGAGGTCGGCCGCGGCACGCTTGCCGGCGTTGCCCATCGAGTCGAGCTTGGCGTTCACATCGCGCACGGATGCAGCCAGCGACGCGGTGTTCGCTGAAATCTGCATCGCCAGTGAGAGTGCCGTGCTCATCCGAGGTCAGCCTGCATCCTCTTGAGGGCGTCGAGGTCTTGGGTACGGTGTCGCGGGATGTGATCGTCCAGGCCGATGAGCTTCTTGGGATCCGGTGCCGTCTTGCTGTGTGGGGCGAGGATCGCTGCCGCCAGCAATCCCGTCTGCATCCAGTTGTCACCAACCCGTTCGAAGTAGCGGTCGAGAGCGATCCACTCCGAGAACTCTGCCGAATCCATCCGGTCGAGCAATTCCGCGTGTGTGCAGTGGAGATGCCCGGCCAAGCGGAACGCGAAACGCCGCTCTGGCCGGGCGTTTAGTTTCCCGCGAGTTCCTTGATGTCAGCCTCCGTCATGCGGTTGTGACGCATGGCCGCGTCGAACACGCGAGCAAAGGCCGTGCTGTCGAGATCCTTGAGCGTGGCCACGCCATCGGGCCCCGGAAACAAGAGTTTGCCGTCGATGTCGCACAGGCAGCGTGAGAGGTATTCGCTGCGCCAGTCGTCGGGCAGCTTGCCGCCGGCGTCCATGGCGGATTTCTCGTAGCTGTCGCGGTCGCGGAGCGTCATCGTGCGAACGCACACTTCCCCGAGGCCGGCCACGGTCACGGTCTTGATGTTTGGCCGGCATGCGGCCTTGAGATCGTCTGCACTGAGCGGCATGCGTCACCCGTCGAGGAGGTTAAAGGTCACGGTGTAACGAGTGACACCGTTGACCTCGGGAGTCATCTGGAACCCCTCGTAGACTGCATAGCTCGTCAAGTTCATGCCCCCTCCAGAGATCACGAGCTGCTTGCGCAGGCCATACTCAGAGGTGGAGATGTTGGCTGAGCCGAGGCACTCAACGGTCACGCTGCCGGCCTGGTCGGTCCAGACGACAGACCGGCCGCGGCTCGCGCCACCGGCGTAGGTGACTGGCACGCCCACAACTTCGGTGAACGCAACGCCACCCCACGTAACAGAGATGCCTGTGGAGTAGGTGGCCACGGGAGCCTCCCGCGGGTCAGACTCGGGCGATTCGGATGGTGGCGGAACCCTTGATCACGTCGTTGGTGGCGAGCGTGATGCTGGAGGTCCGCACCGTGCCGGCAGCAGCGATGGCTAGCCCGCCGGTAATCGTCAGAGTGCCGGTCGTCTTGTCGGCCAGCGGCGTCTTGCCGATCCAGTCAAAGGTGATCTCACGGCCGGTGTCGGTGGCAGAGCCCGAGAGCGGGCGCGACTGCGAGAGCACCTCGGCACCGGTCGTCAGACCGAGGTGCGAGATATCAATCGTATCGTCCGCGCCGGGATCCGTGAGGTTGTAGACGATGTTGGTCACGACGTAGGCGTTCGACGCGGAAGTGTTTGGGAACTTGAGCGTCGTGCCACTGGAATCATGAGGAGTGTCGGCCATCGTTTAGGTCTCCTGCCACAAGATTTCGTAGGACTGACGGACCACGTAGGTGTCTGGCATGGGCCCGCCAGCGAGGTTCGCCAGCTCGTCTGACTCGTCGTCTAGTGAGGTTTGGCGGACAATCGTATTGTCAACGGTCCCCCCGTAGCCATCCAGAACCGCCCGCATCGCGTCGGCTATGGTCCTGGCCGCTTCGTAGGTGAGGGCATAGACGCTGTACTCCACCGTGAGTATCGGCACGCCCATCGGGCCGCTCAGCGTCGGCTCCCGCCGGGCGGCTGTGCGTCGCCACAGGACGAACGGCAGCGGCGTCTCGGGCGTCGAGATCAGCGGGTAGATCCTTGTGCCGACCAAACTCGACACCGTAGCATCGGCAAGCAGGGCGGCACGCAGGACAGCTTCGGGGGCCTTGAGCGGCACGGGGGGGCCTCAGAACGGGGTTGCGGGGCCTGTCGACTTGCGGGGGAACTTGTCGGCGATGTCTTTCAGGGCGTTGTTCAGGGCCAGTGTCATGTTGATAGGCATCTGGGCCCGCATCTCTGGCAGCGACTGCTGGTAGGCCGTTTTGACGGGCGGCTGGCCGAGCTTGCCGCCAATGGGCATTGTGCCGACGTAGACGCCCTGGCCGCGAGGCGCCCGCTTGAAAAACGCCTTTGGATAGCTCGGGTTGGTTTGGACGCGGGCGAGTCCCTTGAACTTGCCGCGAGTGGCAATCGGCTTGATCTTGAACGGGCCAAACTTGTTGAACGACGAGGCAATCGGGCCCTTGGTGCGGCGGTCCTTGGTGCCGAACTCAAGGAACCCCATGTGGTAGCCGAGGTTTCTGCCTTTCCGAACGGTGCCCTTGCTTGCGTAGGCAGACGACTTGCCACCAGAGGCCGCAATGAAGCCCACAAGGCCCACAGCGTTACCCTGCTTGTACGTCTTCACCTTGGAGGTGATCGCCCGCCTAAGGTTGCCTGTGGGCCCCTTGGGCGTGGTCTTCCGCAAGGCCGACAGTCCCGGCTTCAACGACTTGCGGATTGCCGAGCCCATGTATTTCCGGGCGAGGCTCGGCCGCAGGTCTTTGAAAGCTGCCTTGAGCCGCTCGAGCTCAGGGAAGCGGACCTCCATGGAGACGTTTGGCTTAGCCATCACGGTTCTCCTGGCAGATGGCTTCGTGCTCGCTTCGGTTGCCGTGCTCAAGCAGCGAGACGATCTCCAGCGTGCGGCCACGCCAGGAAAACCGCATGTTCTGGTCGAGGCCCGGTAGGAACCGCAGACGCACCTTGTGGGTCAGCGTCACGTCAGACTGGCCGGCAGCGAGGGCTTCGCGGGCCGACACGCCCTCGACGCTCGCCCACACCGACGAGCTGCTCGCCCACGTTAGGACGGTCTCGCCCAGCGTGTTGGTGGCACCGGAGGCCACCTGCACGGTTAACCGCTCGCGGAGCGTGCCAAGGTTGATCATCGGTAGGAGCCCCACTTGATGGAGTCGAGCATGGCGCGAACGCCGAACTCAATTTCCTTGGAGATGCTGCCCGTTAAAACGCTGGATCGAGATTCGTACCAGTGGCCAACCAGCATGAGGATCGCCGACTTCACGACCTTTGGCACCTTGGTGCCGTCTTCGCCGTAGCCGGCCCACCACGTGACCGTGATGCTGTTGCGGTCGATGAGGTGGCTGGGCCACGTGCCAGCGTAGACCGTGCGGATGACGCCCGGCTCAGCGTTCCTGTCGACGCGGTACTCGCTCGTTGGCAGGGTGGCTGTGCCTC